CGGCCTGCTACAGGTCCGGGAGGCGGCTATATGCTCACCTCCCACGTAGCTCGCGGGGTTAGCCCGTCCCGCGAGCCAATCACCTATGGGCTCCTACTAAAATAGGAAACAAGGTGCCTGGCAGACATGCCGGTAGACGCCAGCCCCCTTTCAGGAGGGGGAGGGGTATGACCTCCCGTCTGGCGTGGGAGAAGCTAGTGGCTAAGGAGTCGGATGAGCTCCGAGACTTAGTCAAGGGACTTGACTGCGTGATAACGATCGTAGTCAAGGGTAGACATACGAAGTACCGTTCAAAGATGTGTCGATGGGCGGTGGCCTTGTACGAACACGTGTATAAGGCTGGTCCGGAGCCGGCTACGCGGATGCGCGCGGCAAAGGACTACTTCACTCAGTGTCGGTTAAGGGCCATCGAGGGTAGGTTCGGATCCTGGGGTGAGTTCCCTCAGGTTCCGTTCCGGAGCCAAGATGAGACTTGGGTTAAGCGGCAAATATTACATCAGATAAGCCGCACAGCCCGGTCGTTGCGTGAAGCCGACGCCAAGGTTGTTTCAGATTCCCTCGAAACTCACTTTGAGTTATCAACTCGTGAGTTCGAGACGCCTGAAAATCTCCGGACGTCTTTTGCAGACTTCTGTGCTGACCGCTTTGGCGGTGGGCTCGGGGGCTCTTTAGGCGCTGTTGGGCCCTCCTCCTCTTTCCTGAAGAAGAGGTCGGATGGGGGGGCGCCGGACGAGATACGGGAAATTACTGACAACTTTCGAAAACGAGAAGTGTCTCCAACCGAGTTGGATCAGGTGGTACGCCTCGCATATGACCTAGATATAGGTCGTGAGTTCAAAATCGTGAACACGAGGTTTATAAGCTCGATTTCACCTCCTGGGGGACGGTCTCGACGGTTTGGTCTCTTTAAGAGATATCCGTTGGAAGACCTCCTGTTCCCCTTTGAGAAGGAGTATGAAATCAAGATGGAAGACTGGATTAACATCCAGGAAATTCTTTTCTCCGTCGTCGCCTGCAGGGAGGCTGTTGGGTTGACGGATCTTCCGAAGTGCCGCCAGGTTCCTGTGGTCGAGAGGGGGTGGAAAGTGCGTGTTTGCACACCGCTTGAAGCGGCCCACCGTTACCTCTTGGGGGTTATCAACTCAGCGCTCTTAGATGCGCTAGAGAGGGTGCCTGAGGTTGTCGGTTCGTTGCATGGCAACGCGGCTGAAAAGCTGGACTGGTCTAAGGGGCGAAGGACTAATTTAGTCTTCTCCGCCGACCTTAAGTCAGCGACCGATTACCTCCCACAAGACCTAGTGCTTGCTGCAGCCAATAGGCTGAGTGAAGGGTGGCCGCCCTTTTGGGCAAAGCTCTTCACTCGGGCTGTCGGACCGCACATCTTGACCTCTGCCGATGGCAAGAGGGAGCAAGTCACCAGCAGGGGAATCCTTATGGGTTCGCCTGTTTCGTGGCCCTTACTTTCGATGTATTCGGCCTGGCTCCATCATGAGTCGGGTTCGGACGGATGGTATGGGGTGTGTGGGGATGACTATATTGGTTGTCACACCTATGGGACGTACCGGAAATACTTGGCGGTACGCTCGGCCACTGGTGGTGTCGGGTCTCCTGGCAAGGATGCCCTTGGCACCCAGTCTGTCGGCGTATTTGCCGAGGAACTAGTTACCGTAGGTCGTTGCCGTTGGATCCCGACGGTTTCGGTTCGTGCCGTTATGGCCGACCCGAAAAGCGGCCTACCTAGCTGGTCTCAAGGACCGGCCGTCTCAGCTGCCTTAGATCCCTTGAAATGGGATCCCGGGACTGTGAGGAGGGTGTGTAGTCACTTGCACAAAGCGACTTACAAGCACTTGTATCGTGCTGGGATAGAGCCCACGGGGCCGCGTTGGGTGGGTTGTGCCGGGTTCCCCGGCCTGCCATCCAAGAACGGATTGTACCGTGCGAGGGTGATGGCTTCCCAATCTTCAGACATTGTGATCAAATGGGTCACACACCTGGAGATGGTATGGAATGCCCCCGTCGACGTGCCCGCGGTACGCAAGGCCATCGATAAGGAGTTCGGGTTCCGCCAGTACGATTTTCTGACATACAGAAAGCCTTTGCGGGAAGGTGAGGGTTTTGGACCGTTACGTGATGTAATCTCATCCAGAGCGGCTCAGCTCTCATGGCCATTCTTCCTGGGGGGGGCCACTCAACGGCTCCCCTCGAGACCAAGTCTTGCGAGGGTTAAAAGGGTGATTCACCGCGTAATCTCAGAGATAACTGAGCGCGGCCGATGGTTATCGGCCGAAGAGGTGATTCACTCGCCGGAGGGTATCTGCACTCTGCTCGACCAACTGGAGCCGAGATGCAGGCAGGTGCCTTTTCGGTCGTATCAGGTGTTCTTCGAACTTGATGGTGATTGGGCCGGTAAAACCCCTTCTAATTGGGAAGAGGACTCGGTCCTGTCCTGGGAAACCAGGAAGCGATTCCGATTCGGTTAAAGCCCGAATGGTCGATCACTGGATAGTTGGGTTTCGACATCTCGGTGTCGTTATCTATGCTGCTCTGCAATGGGCATCCACTCTACGGAGGGTTGTATCCGTTATTCGTGACTGGATACCACGGGTGCAATTGCCACAGTGCTGCGTCGAAGTTCACAGCTAGCTTCTCCAATGGGGCTCGAGTCCCTTCCTCCTCTTCAGATTCGCATGACGGTCTTAAACCGGCCGCACATATTCCCTCACCCGGGGACTAGTGTCCCTATGGGAGTTTAAGGGTTATGAGTAAGACGGTTGGGCGTTGCATAGGATTACAACCCCTGTGCAAATCGGGCCTGAAAGGAAGATTGAGGAAAACTCGGTGCCGGAGGCAACCCTATCAGTAGTGCGTGCTCACACACGCAGGGTCTGTCTCCCACGTCGC